GGGTAAAGTATCAATATCAGAAATTTATATTTCAGGTTTTTACGGTGGTGATACTTTTATTCGTGTTACAACAGGCCTCCATGATGATACAAAAGATATTAAAACTAGTATATTAACTAGAATCTCTCCTGAATCTACTTCAGCTATTGTACCCGCTCCAAGTAAAAACACAGTATTAAAGTTGGATGATTCTTCCTTAAACGCACTATCAGGTGCGAGATCGGGAGTTAAAATTACAGCATCTGTACAGGTAGAGGTCGATTAATGTCCCATCAGATACCTAGTCAATATAGGTATGTATCTTCAATAACCATTGTCAATCCAGGTTCTGGTTACATTGATGGTAGTTCACCTACCATTACCATATCTGGGGGAAGCGGTACAGGTGCAGCTGCAACTTGTACAATAGTTAATGGTGCAATTCAATCCGTAACCGTTACAAACGTAGGTACTGGTTATGTAACAGCACCAACAGTAACAGTGTCCGGGTCTGGGGGAGCAGTCCTTACAGCTAACCTATCATTTGCCACTTCTGTTTCAACCGAATATACTGAAAATTTAAAATTGGATGCTAAGTATTCCATCCCAGAGTTTATTCGTACAGAGTATACAACCTTCGCTACATTCATTGAAAAATATTTTGATTATATGGATCAAGAAGGTAAACCAAATCATATTTTATATAATCAACATTTTTATGATATAGATGAGGCTGATGATGAGCTTTTAGATAAGTGGGCATTGCAGTTAGTTAGAGATTTCCCTTATGTTGTGGAAACAGAAAAAAAGAATTTATATAAGCATGCTAAAGATATTTACGAAAGTAAAGGTTCACAAAGAGCTATAAAAGCATTTTTTAGAATAGTATACGACATTGAAATAGATGTTGAGTATACAAGTAAATATGTTTTACGTGCTTCAGATGGTCGTTGGGTTGAGAAAAAAGCTATTAAAGCCCTTAACGGTTATAATAATTATGAGGTACTAAATTTAGATGGCACTTTATGTGATTTAAGATATTTTGAAACTACTGGTTCTGTAACCATAGAAAAGTTTATTCCAATTACAGTAAACCGTGCGTCCAAGCTTGCTAATACAGTACCTCAAGTATATGATCTTTCTATAAGTTTACCGGAAAGTGTAACTGAAATATATGGTCCCGGTGCAGGTGCAGCAGGCACTGCAACCGTAGTTGCGGGAGAGATCACAGAAATAACACTAACTTCAAATGGTGAACAATACCATGCAGCACCTGAAGTTATACTTTATGACGCAACAGGTGAGGGAGCAGTAGCAAGAGCAAATATAAATTCCTCATTTCAGGTAGAATCTATTACAATCTTGGATGGCGGCTCAGGCTATTCTGCAACACCTACTGTTGCATTTGAAACACATAACACTAGAACTTATCTTGTTTTAAGAAATGAATTAGGCGGTGAAGAAAACGCTAAGGCATACCTTACTAGAACATTATCTACAATATCTGAAGGAACTTATTCCGGTAGCGAAGACGACGCAGGATTTCGTGTAGGTCAAATTTATTCTATATCTGAATCTGGGGATGATGGTAGAGGTTACGCTTTAGATTATTTTGCTGAAGATTATGTGTATATTGGCGGTTCAAACAGTGCCTACATCAGAGTTAAAACTGTAAACAGTTCCGGAGTTCCTTTAACGTGGGATATTGTAAATGCAGGAAGAAACTTCCTAAATACTACGACTAATATTCTGATGTCTTCTCCCACCGGAGAGGATGTTACTGTTACAATAACCACAGGTTATCTATATTTACCTCAGGGTAGATGGTTAGATGACAGAGGTAAATTATCTGATGTTAATAGATTACAAGATAATAGAAAATATCAAAGCTATTCATATGTTATTAAATCCGGTATATCACAAAACACTTGGGATAAAAAATATAAAGATCTTATGCACCCTGCAGGTATGCAGGTATTTGGTGAGCTAGTTGTCACCAATGAGCTTGATTATAGATTAGGTATTGATGTAGAAACCTCTGGATTGGTTATAAGATATTTTGAAAATGACGAACTAATTACAACGGTTGATGCTTTTACATTCCATATAACAAAACCTTTTGAAGATGAAGTAATAGTATCAGATGATATTTCTTTACACCCCAAACTTGTATTTGAAGATAATACAATTGAGTCTGGTCCGAATGCTTTAGTCGGTGTATCAGATGTAGGAGAGCAAACTTACTTTGCCGAGGATTATCTAGAAAACGGCGGGAAGGATTATGTGTCAGAGGGTGGTTTCTTTATCCAACTTCACAAATTTATTTCTAATGAGGATGTTGCTCAAACGTCAGAAGATTTTGTAACAAATATTACCTGGTACAGAGAATTTTCAGATGTAGCAACTGTCTCAGATATTGTCGATGTTCAGTTAATAGTAAACTTAACATTATTATCTGACAATATAAGTAATATAACAGACGCATTAGCTATAGAGGTAGGAAAAGTATTTACAGAAACTACAACAAATGCTGATACAACTACATTAAATATCGGACTCAATAAAGAAGATAATATTTTAACAAGTCAAGATTTTGTTATAAATACTAGTAAGATTGTTTCAGATTCTAGCGAAACTAGTGAAACAATACAAATGAATTTTACAACTCCAGTGTCTAATACTGCCACAGTATCTGACACAGGAACAATAACAGGACCTCAAGATTATTCAGATCTTACATATTTTGCTGAAGATTACATTGAAACAATATCTTTGGGTTCATTCTAATATTGGAGAACAATAATGTTTAACAAAGAAAAAATGAAAGCGACCGGTAAAGTAGATATTATTATCCGCGATTCCGAAGGTCGTATTAAAGATGAACGCCATATTTCTAACCTGGTTGTTGATACTGGTTTAGACTTTATCGCATCTCGCATGGCAGGAACTTCTGAAGCAGTAATGTCTCATATGGAAGTAGGCACTGACAACACTGCTGCCGCTGCAGGTGACGCTTCTCTAGGCGCTGCAGTAGCTGCTTCTAGAACAGTTTTAACCTCAACTACTGTTACCGATAATGCTGTTGCATATGTAGCAACTTTTGGTGCAGGTGTTGGTGGTGGCGCATTAACAGAAGCAGGTATTTTTAATGATTCTTCTGCCGGCACAATGCTTTGTCGTACTGTATATTCAGTAGTAAACAAAGGTGCGTCAGATAGTATGACTATAACCTGGACAATTACTATTTCTTAATAGGTAAATAGATGGCACTGGTTCTAACAAAAGTAGGTCGAGCAGAATTAGCAAGATCCTTACGCAGGGATATTGTTAATGAAAACGACTACTATTATTTTTCTATAGGCAGGACACTTCCTTGGAGTGACGAGGAAATTCCTCCTAACCCTGTTGATAGTGAAAGAGCCGTAAATGACTTTAGACGCCAAATCATGTTTGTGCAGAAAGTAACCAGTGCAGATACTGTTAATCTTTGTAGAAGGATAAATTGGGAAAGTGGTACTGTATATGACCAGTATGATGATAGATATGGAGAACTAGATTCAGATGGAAATGTTATACAGGCTTATAGTGGTGTCACTACCCTAGCTGATAGTAATTTTTACGTAATGACAGATAGTTATCGTGTATACAAGTGTATATACAATAATAACAATTCGCCAAGCACCTCATTTCCTCAGACTACAGATGATGAGGTTGAGGTAACTGCTGATGGCTATCAATGGAAATTTATGTTTTCAGTTTCAGCCGCAGATCAAACTAAATTCTTAGACTCTAGCTGGATACCTGTTAGAAAACTTACAGGCAATCCTACATTTGATGTTAACGGTGAGATTGATTCAATTTCTGTCACTGCGGGTGGTTCGGGATATACCTCAGCTCCTGGCGTTATAATTAACGGTGATGGTACCGGAGCATCAGCAACAGCTGTTATGAGTGGTGATGCTGTAGACAGCATCACAATAAACAATTCAGGTACAGGATATTCTTTTGCGTTTGTAACCTTCTCGGGTGGTGGCGGTACAGATGCCCAAGCTACTGTTTCTTTGGGAAGTCCAGACTCCGCGCCATCAGATCAAAGCAACGTAGAAGCCTCAGCAATCCCGGGCGGTATTGATAGAATAGAAGTAACATCCGGGGGACAGGACTATATAGAAGGTGATGTTGTTGTAAAAATCACCGGTGATGGAACTGGCGCTGCGGCTTCCGCAGTAATAGCTGAAGGTACAGGATCTATAACAGGTATTGTCTTAACATCTGTTGGTTCAGGGTATACATATGCAGACATTTCATTTACACAATTAGGTATAGGCACCGGGGCTACTGCTAGAGCAACTATTGCTCCCCTAACAGGTCATGGATCTAATCCAGTTAAAGAATTATTTGCAAGTAACCTAGGTTTAGTAATTAGCTTGTCTGATGTTACTAACCCCGATTTAATTTTAAATAATGATTTTAGGCAAATTGGTTTATTGAAAAATGCGGGTGTTTACAATAATGTAAGTGTACCTTTTTCCACTACAACAGGTACTGCTAGTTTTGTTGCAAACGTAGATGCAGGACAAGAATTATATTACGCTGAGGATGATGTAATAACCACTGATGGAGGTGGACAATTTGTTGTAGCACAAATTGTAGAACAAACAGACGGTACTTTTAATATATACTTGAGAGCTGATGTAGGTATTATTTCATCTAGTAGTATATTAACGAATGAAACGCAGGATCCATCTGGTTCTCTTACTATAAATAGTGTGTCGAATCCTGAAGTAGATGTCACCACCGGTGATATTATTTACATGGAAAATAGAACTAGTATTAACCGACAAGAAGACCAAGTAGAAACTATAAAAGCAATTATTAGATTTTAGGAAAATTAAATGGCACTTAATTTAAATTCTTCACCTTATTTTGACGATTTTGATCCGTCTAAAAATTACAATAGAATTCTATTTAAACCGGGTGTGGCGGTTCAGGCTAGAGAATTAACTCAGCTACAAACTGCTATTCAGGATCAGTTATCTCAATTAGGTAGCTATAGTCTTTTAAATGGTACTGTCATTAGTGGCGGTGCCGAAAAGATCAAAGACATAAAATTCATCAAAATCACAGATTCTGATTATGATGGTGTTGCCATAGATAATGACGATTTAGTTAATTACATCGGATATACTCTTGTCGGTGGAACTACCGGAATCAAAGCAACAATAGTAGATGTAGCTACCGGTAGCTCAGCTGAATCACCCAATCTAAAAACTTTTTATATTTCTTATACAGATTTTAACAGTCAAACAGACGATCATTTTAGAGCAGGCGAAACATTAACTCTTAGATCAGCAGATCTAAATAATGGTAAAACTTTTGTTGTAGACTCTGGAAACGGAAATTTACCTAGTTTGAAATACTACGGTGAAACTTCTACTTTTTCAATGACTCCGGCTATCATTTATTTGAATGACACCTTTATTCGTACAGGCGATATGTCTTGTTTCGTTGACAGATATACTAAAACAAAGAAGAAAAAAATAGGATTTACGGTTGTAGAATCTGTTACGACTTCAGGAGATGATGAAACTTTACTTGATCCTGCAACCGGTTCATATAACTACAATGCTCCCGGTGCTGATAGATATACTTTAGGTGTCTATTTAGATTCCTACGATTATAACGTAGTGCCTTCAGATGATTTTTATCAATATGCTATCTATGACATGGGCAGGATTTCTAGATCACAGCAGAAGGTTGATCCTTTAGCAGGTATTGGTGATTCTATTGCGAAAAAAGCATACTTAACTAACGGCAACTATGTTATCAATGGGTGTAGAATTTCAATTAAAGAACACCTGAATGATGGTAATAACAATGGATTATTTTTAGCTGGCAATGGCGGAGATGCTACAAAACTAGCTGTCATCATGGATCCGGGTAGCGCAGTAACCGGCGGTAGAATGAGAGAGCTGGGTGCACCGGCTTACAACTATATTGATAAAGCTACATCCTATATTTCTGTAACAGACGCTGCAATAGCTACAGCGTATGGTAATTATTTTCTTGTAGATGAAATGACAGGTATTTGGGATGTTGACGGATCAACTACAGTAACATTATATGACACCGCACAAGATAGAGTAAGCTCTGGGTATTTCTCTGATACTAGCAGTAATGCTATTTCCGGAAATGTAGTCGGAACAGCAAAAGTAAGACACCTAGTTTTAGATAACGGAACTGCAGGAACATCCTCAGCTCAATATCGTTTATACTTGTATGATTTAAAAATGCGTTCAGGTGGTGTCGAAGATGTTAGAGCTATTTACTACGACAGAGACGCTGGCGTTGACGGTATTGCGGATTGTGTTTTAGAGAGTGGCTCGGCCGTTCTTAAAGAACAAAATTACAATAAGTTATTGTGGAAGCTTCCTTACAACTCGGTAAAATCTGTAGATGACACTAATTATAGTTTTAAATACGTTAAAGAGTGGGATACCGAATTAGATGGTAATTCGTCTGTCACATTATCCTTAACAGGCAATTACACATTTCCCTTTAATGGGTCCTTAACAAATACACAAATTGCAGCAAATGTTCAAGTATTGGTTAAAGATGATTTCACAGATAGTGAAACTAGTTATTCTGCCGGAGAATATATTGATCTTTCTGGACACATTTCAGTAAGTAGCAATACCGATCTGACAATAGATTTAGGCAACACTATAAACACTACTACCTATACAAATAGACGTATAAGAGTTTATACTACTGTACAACTTAATGATGAAACGCCTATAGGTAAAACTTTAGAAGAAGGTACTTTAGTAAAATTAGATGCAGGTACAACACCTTATACTTCTTCAACAAAAACTTTTACTTTAGGTATATGTGACGCTCTTAGAGTAACTAGTATTACAGCATCTTCAAATGCTGATTATACTACAGGTGCAATAGATGTAACAAATCAATTTAGATTTGTCAATGGGCAAACTGATAACTTGTATGAATTTGCTTCAATTAGAAAGAAAAACAACAGCACTTTAGATTTAGCAACTTATAGATATTTAAAAGTAACTGTAGATCATTTCTCAAGATCACCAAACACAGCACAATTTTCTTGTGTGAATTCATATCCTGTTGACGACACCGGCGCTTCAGGTATTTTAACACAAGAAATCCCAATTTATAGATCCAAAATTTTTGGAAAAATAGATCTACGTAGTGCCCTTGACTTTAGACCGTATACGACCAATACTGCAACCACAACTTCAATATTATCAAGTGCAACTGTAAATCCGAATAGTAGACAAGAAATTGATAGACCTAGTGGTGGTTTACAGGTGCCGGTCCCTGTTGAAGAATTTGCGTTAGGGTTAGATTATTATCTAGGTAAAGCTTTCCGTGTTGTTTTAGATAACACAGGTGAAATTAGAATACTAGAATCAGCATCAGGAACAAATCCTCGTATACCGGCTGAACCTGATGATGCTATGACAATGGCTGTGGGTAATATACCCCCATATCCTTCTTTAGCACCTGCTTCTTCTAAGTATTATAAAAGACCAGATTTAAAAGTTTCTTATGAAAATGAAACAAATCGTAGGTATACAATGCAGGACATTCAGGGGCTTGAAAAAAGAATTTCAAGTCTTGAATATTATACTGCATTGAGTATGATGGAAAAGGATGCTAAAGATCAACCTATTCCAGATAGCAACGGTGTTGATAGATTTAAAAGTGGTATATTGGTTGATCCGTTTACCGGACACAACATTAATGATGTAGCTCACCCTGACAATCACTGTTCTTTAGATACTCAAAAGAGACATCTGAGAGCATACTTCAATCAGGAATCTATTAGATTGACCCCTGCTTCTATAGCTGCCGGAACAACAACAGGTCAAACAGGAACAATGTTTCATGTACCTTATTATCAGGCCGTTTATCAAGAGCAATTACAAGCAAGTAAATCCAGAATTGTTGCAGGCGAGTTAGTACCACCAGTACAATCCCCGCAGCAATCTTCAACTGCTTCTCCTCCTACTACAACTACTTCGTCTAGTACATCTTCTACGACCTCCACAACACCTGCACCACCGCCGGTTACAAGTACCAATAGGCCTCCTGTAGCACAGGAATCATTTAACTTGATTAGATATGGGTGCAAGAAAAATGTTGGTGAAGGAAACCGGATGCAGATATTGGTTGAAACCACTAACCTACCAGAGGGAGCAACTTTTGACTGGTATTCCACTGGGTTGGGTGTAACTGCTGCTGACTTTGATAGTATTCCTGTAGGTGCTACTAGTTATGCAGCAGGGACAGGAACAATAGATTCAGCAGGTGACTGTTTATTAACTTGGGATGTAGCAGAAGATTCTACAACGGAAGGTAATGAAAATTTTGCAATTACTATTGATTTTAGTGGAAGCGGATTGGGCACTAAGGAAATGTCATTTACATTAGTGGATACTTCTACTACTCCTGTTATTACAAGATCCCCAACTACTAACCCGCCAGTATATAATGGTTCTGCTAATGTGAGTCCAGATCAAGACTTAGACTACGACAAAGATACTTCATTGGCAACTGTGGATTCATCGGATGTAACTGGTTCATATCCTACATATGATGAAAGACCTGATGCGTATAACGTATCGTGGGAATGGGTAGGGGAAGAATGGGTATCCGACAAAAAAGAAACCTCTAGAGTTAAAAAGTCTGAGCTTCTCGAACACTATGATGATTGGTATTTTGACTATTATTCAGGTATAAACTATCCATGGTCAGAATATTCTTGGGATGAAGTCTCCTATGATGTAAAATATAAGAAAAATAAACAATTTACTGGTACTTGGAATGGGATGAAACCTGAGGATACTACACAATCAACTTGGGGTGGTAAAAAAGCATACACCTATATTAGGTCACAGTCATTACAGATTACTGTAAGAGATCTTGCACCTAATAGATCACACACAGCAACTATTGCAAGTTCTCCTGTAAATTCCACTACATTCACAACCAACGGGGCGGGCAATGGTACCTGTTCATTATTAATACCTGCTAATACTGTAGGTGTTGGAACAGTCACTATTCAGATTGCAGACTCTAACGGGTTATCAACTGCACAGACATATTTCACTGGCGGTGGTGGTTATTACAGCACTTACAAAGTAATAACAACACGTTGGCCTGAACCTCCAACTGAAACTAGGACAGTAGCACAATTCTTTAAATCAGAAACATTACCTACTGTAATAGAAAATGAACAATGGTCTGGTAGATACGGAAACTCATATGCTGGATATTCAGCAACAACTGCGGCACCACCTAAGCCTACAACACCTCCACAACAACCACCGAAAACAACGGCAAATCCGGGTGATTATAATTTTGCTGGCCAGTCGTTTAATCCTTATGACGATCTCACTAACACGATATCAAACTTTTTCTCGGAAAATCCTTACAAAACGATAGCTACGACTAAGCCGCCCACAACTACAACCGCTCCAGCACAAACACCTGCTCCTCAGGTTGTTTCTGCTGTAGTAAAGAAAAATGTAAATACTCAGCCGGCGGTTATAGATTCACAGGCAAGTCACACAATGATCAATCCTTACGATGACTCTGCTGTAATTCAAGCAGCAGCGACTGCTGCGGCGGCAGCTGCTGAAATGCAAGCCATTTATGATATACAACTGGCCTCAGCAATTTATAATACAGGAGGTTATGGTGGTTGGGGTGCGTGTGGCGGCTACGATCCATTAGCACAAACCTTTTTGATCGAAGGTTTACCTGGTGGTATTTTTGTTACAGAGGTAGATCTTTACTTTAGTGAATTGTCATCAGAAGAAGATAACAACGGCATAACTTTAGAAATAAGAGAAGTCATAAACGGAGTACCTGGTCCTATGGTACTACCCAATGCTAAATCTACTAAACGTAGATCAGATTGTATGGTATCCACAACAAACTCGGACGGTACTGTAACCTTCAATGGCACGATATTCAAGTTTGACAACCCTGTTTATTTAGAGAACAATAAAGAATACTGTATCATTCCTGTACCACACAACAATGATACCGGTTATGCTTGCTGGGTTGCTGAATTAGGACAAAATGAAATAGGAACAACAAAGAAAATTGATAAGCAGGCACACACCGGTGTGTTGTTTAGTTCAGCAAATAATAGAACCTGGACACCTCATCAGGGTGAAGATTTAATGTTTAGTATTAAACGCTGTGTATTTGATGTTGATACAGATTACACTGTAGTTCTAAACAACGATAACTTTGATTGGTTAGGATTTACAAGTTGGAGTACAGGTAGTTCCTTTACTCCTGGTGACTTCATTAATGGATTTACTTTCACAATCAATGATGGCGGTGAATATGGTTCAGCTCCTACTGTATCATTTAGCGGTGGTAACGGTACGGGACTGGCTGCAAATGTAACTTGGGATTCAGTCACAGGGGCAATTACAGCAATTACAGTAACTAATCCTGGGTATGATTATACTGATATACCGACACTAACAATAAACGGTGGTTCTCCTGTAACAGATGCAGATGTTCATGTTAGATTGAATAGAGGATATGTTAAATATTGGGATACCTTATATGACACGGGTTATATAAAAGTTACCGACGGTTACTTTACCGCGGGTGACATTTTAGGTGTAGACGGACAATCAGCAACTATTTCAAATGTATACAATCGTGTTGTTGATGCTTTTTATGTTAATGACCATACAATGGAGCCTGATGGCACAACTAAATTGAACGCAGAAATTGCTTGGACACCCACAGGAGGACCTAGCAGCACCACAACTACACCAATACCTACGAAACGTATTGTTGAAGGATTCTCCAGTCAGAGAACAATATATAGTTATTCAAATGAAGTAGCTGATCTTGATTCAGAAAAATCAATGACCATGAAATATGTTCTGAGAACAGATAGAAACAATATTTCTCCGATGGTAGATGTTGATCGTATTTTGATTAACATTATGACAAATGATATTAATGATGATTCTTCAGGTGAGGAAACGCAAAACGGTGGTACAGCTAATTCTAAATATATTTCTCGTAAGGTTATTTTAGCACCCGGACAAGATGCTGAAGACTTGAAGGTTTGGTTAGACAATCAAATACCGCCAGGATGTGATGTTGAGGTTTATGCTAAACTTAAAAATCTATCAGATGATGGTGATTACTTAGAAGATGTATATTGGAAAAAATTGACCGTAGAAGATTCACCGTTTGAAACAACAAACGATTTTGGTGAGTATGTTTACACAATACCTAACAAAGGCTCTACTGATTGGGGTGTAAACAGTTCCGGAATATTTGAATATGATGTTACTAGAATAAACACAATTCCTGTTAGCTCAGGCGGTAATTATTCAGGAACACCAGATATTATTATCACACACAGCGGAGATGGTTCTGGTGCTACTGCCGTGGCACATATGAATGGTACTGCTATTGATAGTATTGAAGTATTGAATCCGGGCAGAGGTTATTCTGGTGGCACTATTACAGTTACAGTAGACGATACATATGAAACAACACCGGCAGTAATAGGAGCAGTTACAACAGACACTGTTACATATACCGGATTTAAAGAATTTTCTGTGAAAGTAGTTCATCTATCACCGAGAACATATAGAATACCTAAAACACAGAATCTCAGAGTATACGCTTTACAGGCATAGTAGATGGAAACGCAACCTAAATTTGCAAAAATAAAAGATGATTCTAGTATTATTAGAGATCTTAAAAACAGTGCTCTACTCGCAGTAGATAATAAAGCTTTGAGCAAGTATAAATTAGACAAAGAACGTGCAAAAAATTCTAAAAAAAGAATTTTACAATATGAAAATGATATAAATACATTAAGAAATGAAGTTTCAGAAATTAAGGAATCACTAAAACTGATTCTTAATAAAATAAACTAAGGGATATTTAAATGTCGACAATTACTCTAAGAGGGACTAAAGGTAGTCCATTAACCAATAACGAGGTTGATAGCAACTTTTCAAATCTAGACAACGACAAGTATGAAGCAGGTAATGATATTACTTCCGGTGATTTGTCCGTTGGAGGTGAATTGGTTGTTAGCGCTTCAGTATCCGTTGCAGCTTCAGGATCTACACAGGGGACTGCGACTGCCTTATCATCAACATACAATTTAGTTACTACTGCTTCTGCAAACCAAGGTGTGTTGTTGCCAGATGCTATATCTGGAAAGCGTTGTACGGTTGTGAATTTAACATCAGCTGATATTAAAGTTTATCCCTCAACTTCTGAAAATATTGATAACTTGGCAATTGATATTTCAAAAACCCTGCCAGCAGGAGCAACCCTTTCTTTAATCGCTTCTTCTGGTACAACATGGAAAAGTTTGAATCCAGTAATAATTTATGATTCATCCGGCACCCAATTAAACTAATTTGAGGATTTAAGTAAATGCGCCCATTAAGAATTAAAGCATCCGGAAGCCCAATAACATCTGCCAATTTTCAGGGTTTGCAGGAACTGACTGATCCTGAGATACAGCAATATGTATCTTACGTCATAACCAATAAATTTGCATCGGATACCGATGGTACCGGAACTGCTGAACTTAATGTTAATGAAGCTAGCGGAACATCCATAGGGGTTTTCACTGATACTGTTAGAGATGATGCTATTGGCACTCACCCCACAGATGGTGCAACATCTTCAACTACATATACATTTAAACAAGTCACTTCAGCAGCAGCTGAAAGTATCACTAACCGTCCTGTGGGTTGGGATAGTGCCGTTAAAGAATTTACAGACGGACAATTAGATACAGATCTTTTAGATACAGTTATTGATGATATGGTATCTGAATCTAATTATACAGTAGGTCAGTATAAATTGGGTTCTTCAGCACCAGCAGGCGGCACATGGACTTCTAGATATACAATCACAGATACTGCATTGGGCGGAAACACAACCTATTATTTGTGGCAAAAAACTGCACCGACTTCTTCTGCTAATAGTGATTTGACTTCACTTAAATTAGATGGTACTAATGTTAAACAAATGACTGCTGCTGAAATTGAACAGCAGGTTCCTAATTTCAGAAACAGAATTGTAGGCAACGGTGTTGGTACATATTTGCTCGATTCAGCAACTCCTGCAGCTGCCGGTACTTGGGCACAGATGGGTGATGCAATATCTGATACAAGGCAGGTTGTTTCCGGAACTGGTTATGCAGGAACATACAACCAAGCATTTACTGGTGCATTTAACACAACATATACTGGCCCATATGTAGGTAACTACTCGGGTACTTACACTGGCGCTAAAAACTACACAGGGTCTTACACAAAAGCATATTCTGGTAACTACTCAGGCGCGTTTGTAGGAACTTCAGCATATGCCGGTGCGTATTCACAAAACTTTGCAGGCACTTACTCAAGAGCATACGCAGGTCCTATTTACTATGCTGGTTATGGTAGCGGTTCAACAAACTATACAAAAGCATATACCGGTACATATGTTGGCTATTTCACAGGTTATTATACTGGTGCTAAATCATATACCGGTACATACACCGGTGAATTTAACCAAGCATATACAGGTGTGTTTGTAGGAACCTCGACATACACAGGAAACTTTGCTGGCACATACACCGGTTCTTATACAAAAGCATATTCTGGTGCATATACAGGACAGTTTACAGGAAATTATACTGGTGATACTGTACAAGCTTCTAAAGAAACAGTCTCTACAATGAAACTTTGGTTAAGAACAGCATAATACTTGCTTGACAGATTGAATATATACTAATATAATATTATTTTAAATTATGGAGATTATGTATGTCAGAAGAACTGATGGAAGTCAGTATTGATACCCCTGTAACGCAGGCAGAAGATACCCCGAAAACAAAAAAATATCTGTATCCCTATTGGTCTAATAGGGAAAGACGTCATCTTATTGTTACCGTTGAGTACCCTAACGGCAAAACTAATCTAGTATCTATTATGGATCCGGAAGGAACTAATCCGGACATGCTAGCCGTATTAGAACAGTACACTGAGGAAGAAATTGAAGCAAACACAGAAGAAGGTTTGCGTAGAAGAAATGAAAATATTAAAAAGGCAGCAGAGAGAAGGGAATCACAAGCAGCTAGGGCAAAGCAAGAAATTTTATTTAATACTAAATTAGAAGCGTTTGAAATTCCCGCAGTAAAAAATTCTAAAAACGTAGAGGTCAAAAGACTTATACGAAAAGCAAAAAGCCCTATGGAAGTTAATGCTTATGTAACTATTGTATTGATGAGGGAACTAGATAATGCCGAAAAAGAATCTGAGTAAAGGCTTTGTAATTGTTGCTACAGTACAAAAAGGATTCTACAGACACGCTAAATTATTAGCAGAATCAGTAAAAGATTTTTGGCCAGAAGCAAATATCACATTCTTCACACATGAACATTGGGTTCAACCTGAAGATTATAACTTGTTTGATAACATAGTTACTGAAGGTATACCTGACCATATCAGAGCAAAACTCTGGGCTCTAAACAAAACTCCCTATGATATTACAACATATCTTGATGCTGATATGATGTGTGAGCATGAAGATATACAAAATGTTTTTGATATTTTACCTAGTAATAAAGATATCGTATTCACTAAAAATAGACCCTACAATTCTAAATTAACCAAACTTTCTGCTACAGAGGAAATGACTTGTCATTGTGGTTTTTTCGTCTATAGAAAAAATAAAGCTACAATGAATCTCATGGGAGCTTGGTATACAGAATACCTAAAACAATGGGAACCTGATTATGACCTAGCACACTATCCAAAAGATGCTATCAAATGGGATACGTTTACTATGTGGAAACTTTTAACATACGGTGATCATAATGTTAAATGGGGTTATGTAGAAGAACCAGATGCTCGTTGGAACTTTATAAACGGGTATCATTTTGAAGAATTACAAGGAACTGATATAGTATTATACCATCATACAATTCCTCAGGATCAATTAAAATGAAGTGGATAGAAATTAACAATAATGAAGTATTAGATATATTAAACGAGTATAGTGATTGGTTCTTTCAATCTGACTTATCTAAACTTATAGAAATTGCTCACAGTGAAGAAAGACACGGGGGCATGAAATTAGAAGAAGCGTGTGGTGAAGAATATTTAAAAGAAATCATAGAAAAAGATGGTGAGCATATTGGTTTCCCAGAAAAAACATTATCTGTTGATATAGGAACTTCAGATGATTGCCCACAAGATCATAAAGAAAAAAGAAATACATTAGCAGAAGAACTATGTGCTTATCTTGGTGCACGTAACCAGGCAGTAAACGTGTTTTATCCTGAAGAAGGATTTATGGGTTGGCACAATAACTGGAATGCTCACGGATACAATATACTATTGTCTTATTCACCCACAGGTAATGGCTTCTTTAGATACATGGATCCTCTTACAAAAGAAATAGTTAATATGCCTGACAAACCAGGCTGGACTTGTAAAGTAGGTTACTACGGCAGAGGTAGAGAACCCGACAAAGTGTATTATCACTGTGCCGGGTCCCATGAGCCTCGAATCACTTTAGGGTTTGTTGTCCCTCATCTTGAAATATGGCGTAATATGATAGAAGATATATCAAATGAAGACGCCGGTGGAATGTCCTAATTCATCTAAGTGAATATCAAACTTCTCTAACATTCCTCTAAGGAGGTTAGCGTTTGGCATGCTTGAACCATCAGGCTGCACTGTGTCGATGTCTCGACCTCCTTGCACACCAAGATTTCGTCCACCCACAAGTAGATTCGATAAAGGGTCTTTACTATGTACATTTCCGTCTCCCATCCCAGCACCGTACATAATCAGAGTATTATCTAATAAACTTCCGTCTATGTCAGGTGTGTTTGCAAGTCTGTCCACAAAACCTTCTGTGAATAACTTGACATGGTAAGTGTTAATTAAAGCGTGTAACGCTTGTCTTTCTGGATTATATCCGTGATGAGAAACACCATGATGTTGTTCAGGTACTCCTATCTGCGGATATGTTCTTTGGTTAAGCTCTCTGCTTAACATAAATGAAAGTACACGACTTGTATCAGTCTGTAATGCTAACACCATAATATCAGTCATAGCTTTTACATGATCGTCATACAATTCAGGCACTTCAATAGGCGCAGTAGACAAATTAGATCCTTGTGTTCTTAGTTTGTTCTCTAAGTTAGCAATCCTTACTTCTACTTCTCTCACAGATTCTAAAAAGTCCCCAAGACGAGCCTTGTCCTGGTTACCCAACTTTTTCCCTAAAGTCGCTGATGAATCCATAATGCTATCAAGCAAACTACTGTCTACGCTTGTACGCATTAGTCTTTCTTCATGTGTAGCACCATACCCAAACATTTTTTCAAACAATGTTCTTGGGTTAATTTCCATGGGTAAGTTTGATTTATCTGTATCCCAACTAATTGAATTAATATAAGCACAGGAGGAAGTACCATCACAGGCACCTATCATTTCTGATACATCTTCTATACCCAATTGCATACTTGGTAATACTGTATCACCTCGTATTTTATCTGCAATCATCTGGTCAATTGTTTTGCCAGCTTCTATATCTGCACCAGCAGTATCTTTAGCAACGGCACCAGATAACCATGTAGCGGAACTTGTGGCGTGACCAGAACCTGCATGATTGCTTGTATTCAGTTTCATGCCACGATAAATGCTAACCTGATCCTGATAAGGTTGCAGTGGCTTTAAAATGCCATTGTAGTTCCACTCATCTAATATGACACCGTGAGGAACATATACGAATGCGGCTCTGAATTGAGGATTTGTTTGAGCAGATGCCAAAGGAATCATAGCATCCAATATAGGCAGTGCAAGTGTTGCACCTGCACCTCTTAGCATAGTTCTGCGATTTAAAAGCATAACTGTCTCCTGTAAAGTTAATTACCTTTGACAGTTAGCGATATTATCACAGTAAGCTAACCTATTCGCTCGGGTCTTTAGCCCTTGCTAAAAGTATGTTTATTATTTATACTATTTTGTACCTATAGTCATAAATCTATCAAAGAAAACTTTACCTTCCCAATTATAATAAAACTGCTCTATTTTTCCTGTGTAGAGTGGTTTTGTTATGCCTGTGTTTTCTAAATGACCTTCAATACTATCAACACAATTTATGCCGTACATTTCTTGTATGACATTGCTAGTTTGTAAGGCAAACAAACAATCTGGATTCGCAGTACGTAAATCTCGTAATGGGTACATCTGTTCACATCCCAGTGAAATAACAATGTCAGTGTCTAGTGCATTAATGTCGTGGAAGGCAAAAGGTATATCTAACTGTAAGTGATTAATATCAATACCACTATCAGTATAATACTTATTGAACACTTTAGATAATTCTAGTGCTTCGTTATCAATATCAATCAAATCCATGTGCTTTATTTTTATATTCTCACAGATAAGAGGTACAAGAGGAAAGCCCAACCAAGAATTTAATACGATAATATTATATTCTTTATCCGGATCTAATTGTTTTACTAGTTCTTCCAGCATCCAAACAGCAGCATCCATAGTGTTGGGATTCATAGACTTTCTAAAGTCATCATGTTTGTGAGGCATTTCATGCTCTATTTTATCTAGGGCCATACCCCAATATCTGAAACTAGTCAGAAAGTTCAATTTTAACATCTTGTGGTCTCTCCATCGAATCGTATAAACATATAAAAGGTGTTTCTCTGTACTTAAATTCTTCTACATCATTTGGGTATTGATACCCGTAGTTATAACTGTAAACCCAACCAGAAGGAAACACTCCTATTTTTTCTTTGTCACATCTATTGTAAAAAAGATTGTCTAGCCCTCTAAAGTAAAAAAACATTTGACTAGGATAATCACGGGTCTCTTTAATAAATTTTTCTAAATCTAAACTATCATTCCATCTCAACACACTAGAATTCAACACAGTATATTTGTGGGGTATGTGTCTAGTTTCTTTGTATTGTTTTTCTAAATTATGCCATTCAGTTCTTACAAAAATTAATTTATTTTTACAATCATAATCAATAAAATATTGTAAATTTCTTTGAATTTCTAGGTCTAAGTCTAGAAATAATTTTTCTCCTTTTTGAATCACAACATCTTTGTGAAAAAGATATAGTTTGTTCCACCATTTTTCATAATAGTTATCTTTCGGAAGCGGTATTGTATGTATAGCGGGTGAAAGACCTTTATCATCTTCTGTCAAACAATAGAACTCAAAGTCTGAATCAATATTTCTCAAACAATCTTTGTATATTTTATTAACATGGGCGCTATTATATTTTGTTCCCCATTTCACTGTATAGATGTGTATCATTTCCAATGTGCCAATAAGTCAGGATCTGCTAAGTCATCTTGTTTTGTACTGCCTCTAGATTTATCTTCAAAAGGCAACAGATCAATATTGAATACACAGAGTATAGCACCTTTACGATAAGTGTCTACTCTCAAGTCATCCTCATCCCATGAACGGCCTCTGTTATATGAGTATGCCATCCAACTTGGGAAGTGTCCCCATAGCTTTTTGTAATTACTAAACTCGCCCCAACGCCAACTGTGATAGTTATCAGTGCCGTCAGTAAATGTGAACCATATCTGTTCTTGATGTTTCAATACATCCTCCCATATACATTCACACTGGTCATCTGACCACACTTGACAGGAGCCATTAGTGTAAGCACCGTGAGCAAGTTTGAATTGTCTTGTTTTCATTGGACGAGGATCTTGCCACCAACTTCTAAGTTTTGTGGGTCTATCTAAATCATATGTAATGATAGGACCCATATCATTTTGTATTATAACATCTAAGTCTAAGAAAACGAAACGCCCCGTAGGCTTATCGTCAGCGAAGTTATGAGTATTAAAAACAAAAGTTTTAGGACGATCCCAGCAGCGAGCCATTCCATACTTGAAACTATCAGAACCAAACCAATACTTAGGATGAATATTAGGAATGTCAGGGAAGTCAATAACTTTAATCCCAGGATCAAGGCCTTCAGGAAGATCCGTGTAACAGTAAAAATGAAAGTCAAATATGCTAGCATCAGTATTACGTTTAGCCATTGAATATAATTTATTGACAAAATGTGGTCCATATTTTGTTCCCCATTTACAGCAGATATAATTTACGCGCATCTCCATAACCTCAACA